GTTAAAAAATCATCTTCATTCATTTCTATATTTGTTTCAAAATATAATCTTTTTATTTTTTCAATTGTAATTTCATCACCATACTCATATAATCTATAATTATTTCCATTTCCTGCACAATATAAGGAAAAGATTGGACACATATCTGGTATTCCAAAAATTTCTATAGGGTCATTTTTTAATTGTAAGATGGATCTATTCATGTTATTATACATGCCTGGTAAAATAGAATATGCTTCAGCAACCCAATAAGTATGTAATCTCTCAAAAAAATATAAGAATGATAAGTTACAACCGACTCTTTGACATTCTCCTATTCTTGACATTGCAGCCTCCATGTCTGTTTTATATCCTGTGCATGGTAAATTTAAATTTATTTCTTTTGATTTTTTTATCTGTGGATATAACATTACACCATTAAAAGAAATCTGTGAAACAAACTCCATAAAATAAGGTTGACATGATGTCTTCCTATCACTATCATTATAACCATGTAATCTCATCATCATTTTCTGTAAAACTCTAAATTTCACAAATTCATCAATATTTTCATATAAGATAATGAGCTCATAATCATCACTATGTTCTAGGTGTTCCAATAATAATGTACTATCTGGATAAATCCTTTTCCAAATATGATATGTATATTCTGTACAACAAACAGCTTTATAAGACGATGAATAATTAAACATTCCCTGCAAAAAATTCTGTGTACTTTTGAATTTACCATTTAAAAAACATGATTCCAAGTATCCCGTTTTAAATCTCTTACTTGGAACAACCTTATTATAAATATCCATTGGTATTTGTATTTCCTTATCAGACCAGGCTGCGTAAACAGAACATAATAACAAATACATATTCTCAGTTAGATATGGTTTAAATGCTCTTGTCATTGCCATAAATGATGCCATTGTTTCTGCAGCAGACCATTTTGTACAGTCACCATTTACATACATGAGTTTATGATTTTCCCTTATATTTCCTTGATATATTTTATCCAATAATCTCTGCATAACCAATATTTTTTCATCACCAGGCACAGAAATACATTCATTTTCTGAATTCTTTGATATTTTTTTAAAAAAATTTTCAGATACTCTAGCAAGTGCTTTTGCTCCCATATTAATTACATAAAATTCCCTCTTTGCCCCGTACTGAGATTTT